GCAAGCTGTGCCGGAACTACGATGACGCGCGAGAGCGGGCGAACCGGGTAGAGCTCTACCTGGACCGCAGCTTTGCGCTGGGAAGCAAGGGAGAGATCGAATGATCAGCGAAGCAAGCAAGAGGCTTATCCGCGAGCGCGTGGCAGAGCTGCGACGTCAGGCGCAAGCGAGCGTGGAGAACGCCCAGCGGGAACGCAAGACGGAGGCGTGGCACGCGAACGAAGCCGTGAATGCCGAGGCAGACGCGGCGGCCCTCAACGCCCAGGCTGACGAGCTTGAGGCGGACCTCGTGGAGCCGCCGCCCGCGCCCGTGGCGCTGACCGAGCCCGAGCCCGAGCACGTCGAGCCGGCGCCGGAGACTGCGGGCTGATGGCGCTCAACGAGAAGCAGGCGCGCTTTGCGCGGGAATACCTGGTGGACCTGAACGCCACCCAGGCCGCGATCCGCGCCGGCTACTCGGAGAAGACTGCGCACGTGCAGGGCTCGCGCCTGCTAACGAATGCTGAAGTTACAGCAGAGGTGCAACGCCTCATGGCCAAGCGCGAGCAGCGCACCGAGGTCACGGCCGATCGCGTGGTGAAGGAGCTCGCGCACATCGCGTTCTCGGACATCACCGAGATCGTCTCGGGCGGCGCTGGGGCCGTGCTGTACGTGCAGGAGCTCTCGAGCCTGCCCGAGCACGTGCGGCGCTGCATCGCGGAGGTCAGCGAGGTGCAGAGCGCGGAGGGTGGCGGGCAGCTCAAGGTGAAGCTGCATAGCAAGGTGCAGGCGCTGCGCATGCTGATGGACCACCTGGGCATGGACGCGCCCAAGAAGGTCGCGGGCGCCGATGGCGGGCCGCTGCAGGTCGAGGTCACGACGGCGGACGGCGCCGAGCTCGCGCGCCGGGCGATGGCGCAGCTGGCGAAGGGGGGCGGGTGAACGCGCTCACGGACGAGGAGTGGTGCGCGGCGGCGCAGCACCTGTGGGGGCCGCACTGGCGAGCGAAGTGCGCCATCCGGCTGGGCCTGTTCGACCGCCAGCTGGAGCTCTACGACGCGCCCGAGCGGCGCCGCGCTGCGCATCCTGGGCGGCGCGCCGGCAAGAGTACGGGCCTGCCCGCGTTCGCGCTGATGGACGCGCTCGACTGCAAGCCCACGCAGCCCGGCCAGTTCGCCGAGGTGGTGGTGATGGGCGGCGAGACGGCGAAGAAGGCGGAGAGCATGTACTGGGCGCCCATCCACGCGCTCATCCAGGCGCACCGTCTGCCCTTCGCGTTCAACGGGAAGCTGGGCGCGTTCCTCCATGAGCGGCGCGATGGCTCGGGAATCTACCTCTGGGGCATCGCCGACAAGGGCGCCGCCGACATGCTGCGCGGCTACAAGGTGCGGGCCGCGTACTTCGACGAGGTGATGACCTACCAGCAGCACCTCGACTACCTCGCCGAGAGTGCGCTCGGGCCGGCGCTGGGCGACCTTGGCGGCGCGCTCACGTTCGCGGGCACGCCGAGTGTCACGCGTGCGGGCCCGTGGTTCCAGCTCTGCCACTCGCAGAAGTGGCGGACGTTCCACTGGGACGTGCGGCAGAACCCGAAGTTCCCGCGCGACCCGATGACCGTGCTCAATGAGGAAGCCGAGCGCTACGGCGGGTGGGACAACGCGACGTTCCGGCGCGAATGGCTCGGCGAGTTCGTCGACGACGCATCGATGATGGTGGTGGAGTTCGATCGCGCGCGGAACACGCGCGAGTCGGTGCCAGCGGGCTACTCGCTCGCGTGGCCCCACGTGGTGGGCGTCGACTACGGCTACAACGATGCGTTCGCGATCGTCGTGCTCACGATGCGACCGGAGGCGCCAGCGGCGCGCTACGTCGTGCACGCCGAGAAGCTGGCGCAGGCCGATTACGACCAATGCGCGGCCGCCCTCAAGCGCGTCGCCCAGCGCTTCCAACCGCGCTCGGTGGTGTGCGACCCGGCAGGCGGGGGTAAGCCCTTCTACGAGACATGGAACAACCGCTACGGCGCCGAGCTCGGATTGGCCGTGCGCAGCGCGCACAAGGTCGCTGGCTCGCTGGTGGAGTCGATCCGCTTCCAGAACACGGAGCTGCGAATGGGACGGCTGCAAGCGATCGTGCCGGACGCCGAGCCGCTGGTCAGCGAGTGGGCCGTGCTCCCATGGAAAGACACGTGGAAGGACGCGCCCAGCGACGACTACGCGCAGGACGCGTTCGACGCGTGCCGGTACGCGCTGATGGAGACGATCGCATGGGCGCCCCGCGAGGTGCCCACGGCAGAGAGTGAAGACGCGAAGCTGCAGCGAGAGGTACTCGCGCAGATCGAGGCCAAACAGCGGGCGCGCGAGTCGCTGCGCACGCGGGGACGGTGGTGATCATGGAAGTCACGGGCAACGACAAGGTGGTGGAGCTCTTCTTGAAGGCCGTGCGCGAGCTGCGCGCGATGGGCGCCACGCGCGTGGAGGGCCTGGGCTTCTGCGCCAACTTCCTGCCGCCGCCCGCCGAGCGCGCGCCGCGCCAGGACGACGCGCCACAGCGCGCCATGAGCGCCGAGGCTCGCGAGCTCCATGAGCGCGCCCAGCGCCTGCTCGGGGGTGGCCAGTGAGCCTCGCGCCGAAGGACGTCGCCTGGTGGCAGGACGACAAGGGCAAGAGCCACGCGAAGGTGTGGAAGTGGGTGCAGCGCGTGGCGACGCTCACGCGCACGCAGCGCATGGACACGCGCATCTTCGTGCAGGCCGTGAACAACTTCAACGCCACGGGCAACGACGAGTTCGACTGGGCCGTCCGCAGCGTCTTCCCGAACAAGATCCGGGACAACATCCTGCAAGCCGGCGTGGACACGGCGGTGTCGCTGGTGGCGAACGCGCGCACGGCGCCGCAGTACCTCACGAGCGGCGGCGACTGGATGACGCGGCGCAAGGCCGAGCGGCGGTCCCATGTGCTGCAGGGGCAGATGTACAAGCTGGGCGTGTTCGACATCGTGACCCGCGCGTTCCGCCAGGCCTGCGAGGGCGGGACCGGCTACGTGGTGGGCTACGTCGGGCCCGATGGCCTGCCGCTGCTTCACCGCCCGTTGCACAATGAGGTCTTCGTGGACCCCGAGGATGGGCGGTACGGCGCGCCGCGCACCATCGGCGTCGTGAGCTTCTGGGACCGCGACGAGCTCGCGGCCCAGTACAGCGGGGCCAAGGCGCAGTTGGTGGAGGACGCCAGCGGGCCCACGGCCAGTGACTACATGGACTATTTCCTCGGCCGGCGCTCTGCCTCCGAGCGCGTGCGCGTGGTGGACATCTGGCGCTTGCCCACGGTCGAGGGCGGGAGCGATGGCCGCTACGTGCGGTGCGTGTCGGGCGGCACGTTGATCGACCGCCCGTACAAGACGCGCCGGCACCGCGTGGTCAAGGTCGCCTTCGCCGAGCGCGACCAGGGCTACTTCGGGCAGTCGCTGACCGAGCGCATGCTGCCCGCCCAGCTGCGCCTCGCGGAGATCGACGACTTCATCGCGGAAGTGCAGCGGCTGTGCAGCACGCCGAAGTGGTTCGTGGAGGAGAACAGCGGCGTCGTCGAGGACGACATTACGAACGACGTGCAGATCATTCGCGTCCGGCAGGGCGGCCAGGCGCCGAGCCTGCAGGTGTTCAGCGGCACGCCCCCGGACCTGTCTGCGCAGCGCCGCGAGATCAAGCAGGACGCCTACGATCAGCAGGGCTTCGGGGACAACACGGTCACCGGCGACGTGAACAAGGGGCTGGCCTCGGGCAAGGCTGTGCGCGTGGCTGACGACGTCAAGATCCGGCGCTTCATCTCGCCGGCGCGCCTGCTTGAGCGCGCTTACCTCGACGTGGTGCGGCTCATCGAAGACCTGAACGACGAGTGCGCCGCGCTTGACCCCGAATACGCGCCCGCCGCGCGCTATCGCTCGGGGCGCCGCACGTGGTTGCGCACGAGCAAGTGGGCCGACCTCGGGCTCGACGACAACGACGCGTCCGTCACGCTGTTCCCGATCAGCGCGCAGGCCACGACCGCTTCGGACAAGTGGCAGCAGGTCAAGGACTGGATCGACCAGGGGTTCGTGTCCAAGCCGATGGCGATGGACCTGCAGGGCTTCCCCGACCCCGAGGCCTTCGAGGCGACGGAGAACGCAAACC